GGCGTCGTATTGGCATCACGGCAGACGCCAGCGAGGCGGAGGTCGCAAGCCTTAATAAGACCATGCGTGATCTTTCTCAGGAGACCGGCAAGCAATTCGGAGAAGTGACTAAGGGTCTCGCAAGCTTGACCGCTGGCGGCATGGATCTAAAAGACGCCATGCCCGCGCTGCCCGCAATCGTCAAGACCGCACAGGCTGCGGGCGCGGAGGTCGAGGATATGGCGACCACGACGCTTGCACTCAATCAAAACTTGGGTGTTGCCACCGACAAAATGCAGAACGCTTTTGATATTCTTGTCAAAGGCGGCAAGGCGGGGAAGTTCGAGCTCAAGGATATGGCGCGCTATTTCCCATCGATTGCGCCTGCTGCCGTTGCGCTCGGCATGAAGGGCGAAGAAGGTTTGATGCGCATTGTGGCCGCAATGCAGACCATCAGGCAAGGCACCGGCAACACCGAAGAAGCCGCCGCCAGTATGCAGAACATTTTCGCCAAAATGGAAAGCGAAGAAACCACGAAAAAATTCAAGGAGATGGGCGTCGACCTGCGTAAGGAAATGAAGCAAGCTCGTGCGGAAGGCAAAGACCTGCTCAGCGTTTTTGTAGAATTATCCGATAAGGCGCTCAAGGGTGACCTTAGTAAAGTTCCGCAATTGTTCAGCGACATGCAGGTCGCTCGCGGCATGCGCGCGTTGCTGTCCTATAAAGATTTGAACAAAAGGGTCATGGAAGAATTGCGCGTTAGTGCTGGCAGCACTGCTGGGGATCTGGCGAAGGTCTTGAACACGCCAGCGATTGCTATGGAAAAAATGAAGAGCAGTCTTGAGCGGCTTATGTATGCGACCGGCTTTGCGATCGATCAATTCGGTAAGCATTTTCATCAAGGCGGTACCAGCGGCATTCTGAATGCTGCCGCTAAAGATCTTGAACTAGCTGGCGAAGGCACACTGCGAGCAAAAGCAATCGCTGAAAAAGAGGAAATGGTTCGGAAATATCAATTGTCCAGCGCAGAACAGGTTGCCGGCTCATGGTGGCATGGTAACGAAGGTCAAGGCCAATTGAACAAAAATACGTTGCAGCAACAGGAAGCTAGACTGAAAGCTTTCGAATTGCGCATGGCTGAAGGTGTTGGAAGTGAGCTTGGCAAAGAGCTTTTCACCAAGCACGAGCTCTCACGCTTTCCTAGTTATCTTGGTTTCGGCGAGGGACCGGAAGCTCCGAGCAAAGCGGTGCCAATGCCTTCAAGCGACCCGCGCAAAGGCAGCGGCGAATTTCCGCCAGTGCAGTCGCTTGAAGGCGTGACCGCAGAACTCAAGGGCGAGGCGGAAGTCAAAGGGCAGGCAGAGGTCAAGGTGTATGTCGAGGCGGGCAGTGAACTGCTCAAGATTGTTGAAAATATCAAAAGTCTCGGGATGCAGTTGCAAGGCAAGTTGCGCGCTAATGGTCCGGGCTCGACTGGCGTTAGCAGCCCTGACGCCTCGCCTGCGCCTAGTGTTGGGATGGGAGCACCGTAATGGCGATCGCGCGTGACTGGACCAAAACGCTTTGGCGCACGTCCTATAAGGGCGCAGCGTTTTGGGTGGAGACCGACACAGAGGGCGGTGCGCGACGCATCGTTATCCATGAATTTCCCATGCGAGATACGCCGTACCTTGAGGATCTCGGCGAGCGTTATCGCGATTACACGGTCACGGCATACATTGCGAACGATCGCGCCGACATCGAAGCCGCTGCGCTGATGGCCACATGCGCGCAGCGCGGTCCGGGCGTCATGGTGCTGCCGACAATTGGTCCGGTTTTGGTGCGCTGCCTTGAGTTCAATCGCAAGCACGAGCGCGACCGGCTTGGTTTTATCGCGCACGAGATCCGGTTCGTGCGCGAAGGTGCAAGTGGCGCGCTCGCCAGCGTGGCAAGCCTAGTCAACATGATTTTCATTCAGGCGGAAGCAGCCGCCATTGTGGTTGCTGAGGCTTTTGCTGTCGCTTCGTTCATTAAGAATGTACCGGACTATGTTTCTGAAACTTTGCAGCTTGGGATCGAAAATTCTCTCGCAACTTTTGAGGCGGTGCGCACGAACTATGTTGTTACGCCTGAGGCGAGCGCGATCCAGCGAGACGCAATTCAAACAACATATGATAGCCTCCAAACTGTTTTTTCGGAAGAGGACGAAAAAGCTCTCGAGGAAGTAGGGCTCTCCGTAATCAAGGTCGGAATGGCCTTGGTTGAAAACATGGAGCCGTCTTCCGGCCTGCGAGCGATGGAAAGAGTTATTTCCGAACTCCCTGTAACTGTCAGTCAAAGCGTTGGCTTCTCGCGTTGGCGTAGCAGCGTTCAGGCCAACGCTCAAGCGACCAGCACCTTGCTGAGAATTGCCGCGCTTATTGCTTATTGCGAAGCGGTTGCCAAGATTAAACTAAGCGATCGCAACACAGCAATAACTTTGAGGGCAAAAGTCGCGAACTATTTTGATGAGCAGATGGAGGCGCTGCCGTCAGAAAGCTACGTTCTTTTTTATACAATGACGAGCATGCGCGACGTGACGGTTGATTATTTAAGCCGGACCATTATCGATCTTGCGCCGATCGTCAATGTCGCGGCCAACCAAAGCATGCCTAGTCTTTATTGGGCGTGGCGGCTCTATAAAGATCCAACGCGCTCCACCGAGCTCGCGGAACGTAACCGCGTTCCGCATCCGTCGTTCATGCCACCAACGTTCGAGGCTTTGGGGAAATAAATGGGCGTCGAGGTCGTCACTGTTGGCGTTGGCGGAACGAACTATACCGCATTCAAGGTTGCGCAAGTGCGTGCCGCCTTCAATGAGGCCGCGAGAAGTTTTCGGCTTGAAGTGGCGGCAGAGCTTGGCGCAAGCGCCACTAATGCAATATTCAAGGTTGGTGCCAAGCTTACCATCATGGCCAATGGCGACTTGCTGCTCACTGGATTTGTTGATCAAAAGCAGCCGCGCATTGAGGCCAACAATGCTATGATTGCAGTGAGCGGGCGCAGCAACAGCGGCGACCTGATCGACAGCAGCGCCAAACATGACACCGGGCGCTTCAAGAAGAAAGACCCGCTCGAGATCGGCAATGAGGTTGCCAAAGGCATCGCTGCAAAGTTCACAACAGATCAGCAGCTAGAAAAACTGCCGCACTATCAAATCAACCCCGGCGAAAGCTGCTTCCGCTTGGTGGAGAAGATGGCACGTCAACAAGGCATGACCATTTGCGGTGAGGCGGACGGCAACGCAAAGATCACCAAGGCGGGAAGCAAGCGCCACAGCGGCGGACTGATTGAAGGTCAGAACATTCTTACCGGCGCGTCAGATCATAACGGCAGCAACCGTCATAGTGAATACACGGTGCGCGGTCAGCGCCCGTTCGGTCATGGGGTTGACAATTTAGAGATCGAGGCGATTGCGCGTGACAAAGGCGTGGACAGGCATCGCCCGATCATCATCTATCAAGACGAGGACACGGACAAAAAGCGCGCGAAGAAACGCGCCAAGAACCGCAAGGATCGAGCGGCAGGCCATGCGCTCAAAGCGACGATTGATACGCAAGGCTTCCGTGATCAAGGCGGTAAGCTTTGGGAGCCGGGGTATCTGGTATGGGTCGAAAGTCCGTTTTTGGATATCGCGCAAGACATGCTGATTGAAAGCGTGACATACATGCAAAGTGAGCAGGGCAGTATCGCAACGCTAGGGCTGACCGATCCACGCAGCTATGGCGGTGAAGGCGGCAAGGGAAATAAAAGCGGCAGCGAGTGGTCGCAAGACAGCAGCGAGGCGGAGTGATGGTGCAATGGGAACTGGACGACGCCACGAGGCCGACTACGCGCCGCAGTCGCATTATCAAGGTCAACGACAAAGGTACGCAGCAGAAGGTTGATATAAGCGGCTACAAAAACGAGAAGCCGGAAGAGATCTGGAACACGCAGCCGTTCGGCTTTAGCAGCCATCCGCCGAAAGACAGTGACGGCATCATCGACCAGATGGGCAGCCGTAGCGATCGCACGTTCTATCGTGACGCCGGTCATGAAAAATATCGACCAAAGCGCACGCCAGAAGGCGGCACTGTTCTGTTTGATCACACTGGCAACATCATCAGAGTTTTTCCAGAACACTCCGACGTCGTGAACAAGGAAAAAATCAACATCCGTATCGGCAAGGGTTACAAGACCGGCACGGAGGATAGTGGCGGTGAAGAAGCAGAAGGCGGCAGTGAAGAAGACACCAGCGAAGATGACGAAAGTGAAGAGGACGAGAAGACCATCAGCATAGTGCTGGACGGCGATAAAATTACGCTGGAATATGACGGCAACAAGGTGGAGATCGAGGACGGCAAGATCACGGCTACGGCGACCGAGCGGTTTGCTGGCGGTGTGGGTGGCGGCAAATGGGTCGTTGCCAAATCAGGCCGAGTTGACTTAGGTGTGAGTGGACCGGATGAAGAAGCGCCCAACAAGGTGGCCACCGAGGCAGGGCTCTCTTCCGTCGTTTTCGCGGTGATCTAGATGGCTTTGACTGTACGCATCGACGAAGGTGAGCAGCAACAGCCGACGCTTTTCTGGGACAGCGTTTGGTACCCTTGGCGCGGTCATGCCGATTGGGCGCTGGCTTCGCCAGACGAAAAGCAAAATCAAGGCGGGCTTAGAGCCAAGGCGGCGTTGCACACGGCGTTCATTCTCTGCCTGTTCACGGACAAACGCATTTCAAAAGATCATCCATTGTTTCGCTTGGTCGAAGACGGCGACCTGCGTGGTTGGTGGGGCGATGGCGTTGACCTGCGCGATGATTTGTCTGAAGAAGAAATGGGATCGCTGCTTTGGATTTTTGAGCGCAGCTATCTGAATGACGAGATCGTGAGATGGGTCGAACTGATTGCGCTTGAGGCGACCAATTGCCTTGTCAAGCAAGGCGCTTGCGCTCGCATTGAAGCGCAAGCTGAGCGCAGGCCAGCGCCGGGCGACGGCGTCAATCTTTCGATGCAGGCATATGGTCGCGACGGCTCGAAGCTTTACGAATACAAGTTTGAAAACATCTGGGCTCAAACCGCTAACACGCCACCTAAACAACCATTCCCGACCGTGCCGCCGAACTAGGGATTAGAAAAATGTTCGATCTTCCGACGCTGCAATCCCTTACCGAAAGAGCTCGACGATCCTTTAGAGCAAATCTAAAAGGCTCTGATGCTTGGGTATGGCCGAATAATATCTATGCGTCGGCCAAGGTTATCGCCGGGCAAGTTTTCGAAGCGTTTGGGTTTGCCTCGTATATTGAGAAATCGATCTTTGCTCACACGGCTCCAGACTATGATGCGCTCGCGCGCCACGGAACCGAATACAATATTCCGCAAAAACCCGCTGCTCCTGCGGGAGGCAAAGTTGAATTCACCGCAACTGACGATTTGGTGGTCTCCACCAATGCTGTTTTGCGACGAGCCGACAACATCGAATATCTGGTGACGGCTGGGGGTGTTCTTACTGCGAGCGGCATGCTTTCCGTTCCGGTTAAATCGGTCGGTGACGGCAAGGACAAAAACTCTGAAGCTGGGACGCCTTTGCAGATTATTTCTGGCGTAACGTCGACGAGCGGTACCGCCCCGACCGCGGAAGTTTCTTCGGACGCGATCGTGTTTGGATCGGAGGTCGAGGATCTGGAAAGCTGGCGTCAGCGCATTTTGTTCCGCAAGCGCAACCCGATCATGGGCGGTGCTGCCGCCGACTATGTTACATGGGCCGGACAAGTTGCTGGCGTTTCGTTCGTGCAGGATCGTCCGACTGTTTACGTTGAACGTCTGTGGGCTGGCAATGGCACGGTGCGGGCGTTTCCGCTCATGTTTGATCTGTATGACGACGGCATTCCGTCTGCGGCTGACGTTGCGCGTGTGCGCGAACATATTTCGGCGTTGCAGCCCGCTGGCGCAAGGGTCACGATTGCAGCGCCAGTAGCCATTCCGGTCAACGTTACTGTTTCCGGGCTGGAACCAAACACTACTGAAGTTCAGGAGGCTGTGCTCTCCGAACTTAAGGACACTTTCCGCAGGCTGTCGCGTCCATCCGGCACTGACGCTGTTTTCGGGTCGATGCCGTACCTTGCTACGCCGTTCAAGTTTTCTGTTTCATGGGTGTGGCAGGCTGTTGCGAACGCGACCGGAGAGCAACGCCACAAGATCAATGCTCCAACCGTCGACGTTGCTCTTTTGCCCGGTGAGATGGCCGTGCTTGGCACCGTGACTTTTGAGGCTTAGCAATGGCTTTTGTTTGCCCACAAACACTTGATGAAGTGACGGAGCAAACGCTCAAGTTATTGCCGCGTGGGCGAGCTTGGCAGACCAATGAAGGTTTGCCACCGCGTGGCATGGAAGCCGCTTTCAATCCTGAGGCTTTCAATAACGATGCATTTTCAACTCAGGACAGAACCGGCTCTGTGTTGTGGCAATACTGGCGGTCGTTCGCCGTCATGATGTATTTCTTTTATGTTCGTCTTTGCGCACTACGTGAGGAGTTCTGGTGCCATTCGATTAACGAGACGCGTGACGAATGGATGATTGAATATGGCTTGCCAGACCCTTGTGACCCGTTCCCAGATCTATGCACCAAGGTCACCGCTCTCGGCGGCACACGCTGCGAATTCTATGCCGAAATAGCTGCACGCGGCGGCTGGACCATTGATTGTCAGGAGACTTATTCGCGCTGCGGTGGGCGTGCCGGGTGCTCTTTCGCTGGCAACTATCGCGCGGGCTCTACAATCGGTCGCGCCGAATTGCGCATCATAGTTTATCTAGATCAAAGTCCGTCATGGCAAGAAGAGGGGCGCTTTCTCCCGTCGCTTGCCGGAAGAATGCGTGCGGGTCGTCGGCTCTCGTGCGGGCCTGATCTTTTTCCGCTGCAATGTTTGCTTTCACGCGTCGTTCACGCAGAGATCCTAACAATCTATGAGGTAAGAAATGGCTCTTGATCTTTATGGCCCGACCGTCGCTGCTGGTGGTGTCACCATCCGACCTTCCGAAACGCGCACGCCAGCCGCAGACGATACGTTCTTCAAAGATTGCACTTCGTCTGACGTGGACGACGGCACAGAATTTCAGGCGTCATGGTTCAATCAGTTGATGGGCGTGCTGCGAATTGTTTCTCGCGGTAACGGTAACACGGCGCTTGCGGCTCCGGTTGTGCCAGACACCAACGTCGATGAAACAATTCTGCTGCGTGCAATTCAGCATTTGATCCAGCGTGGGCAAACCAAGTATGCTGACGACACCGGCTCTCAAAACGTGGTGGTTTGTTCGCCGACGCCGGCGATTGCCGAATACAAAAAGGGCATGGAGATTGTCACCAAGATCGCCGTCGGAAATAATGGTCCGGCTACGCTGAACGTTTCTGCGTTTGGCGCGGTTGCGATCAAGCGTGTTGCTT